AATTATGAGGTAGATTATGAATTGTCTTTGGATAATTTATCCGGAATGGATGTTCAAAATGCCAATGCAATATATACATATCAACCAAGAATAAGAGGTAAAGTAGGGTCGAATGTTTCTCAGTTATCAACTATTGTTGTGGGATATTTACCTCAATTTACAACTGTACCACCAACTGGATTGATATTAAATTTAGGAGTAAAAGCCGGAGGATTTTTTGTTGGGCAAAATGTGAACAACGGAAATCAAATGAATACGGGTGATTTAGTTCAGATTGAGATTGGAACTACTCAAGTGCCAACGCCATTCATTGGAGCATTCGCCATTCAACCAGTGAACTTGGTGTTGAAGATAAATTCACTTAGAATTCAAATCCTTCCAACGCCAACAGTGGAAGTAATTGGTGGGATACTAGACATCAACCAATATGTACCGCTCAAGATTAAGCAATCGGATTTTGTCAAGTCAATATTTCAAATGTACAACCTATATGTTGATATCGATGCTGAACAACCGAACAAACTTATCTTAACTCATCGTGACGAGTTCTATGATTCAGGAGCTGAAAGAAATTGGACTGCAAAATTAATGAAGGATAGAGAGCAAAATCTCCTATTCCTTCCGGATGTTACAAACAAGAAATTAAAGCTCACATACAAACCGGATACTGATTCATCGAATGTTGTATATACTCAAATGACCGACGAGATATATGGGCAAATTGAGTATACATTCGACTCAGAATATGTGAAGGATACCGATACTAAGGAGTTGATATTCTCACCAACACCAGTGATATTGAATTCAATCAATGCATATGTGCCAATCATTGATGGTGAAGCTCCGCAAAATAACATCAGAATCTTATATGATGGAGGACAACAGTCATGTGGACCATTTAATCTGATTGAGTATGGAACTAATGGAATGTACAATGTCATCAATTATCCAATGCTTGGTCATTTCAACAATGCACTCACACCAACATTTGATATCAATTATGGTACTTGTGATTATTACTTTTATTCACCTCAGACATTAACTGCAAACAACCTATACAATAACTATTGGAGAAGAACAGTCAACCAAATCAATGTAGGTAAAATGCTCACTGCATATTTTGACTTGAGAGAGGGTGATATCCAAATCATGAAGCTCAATGATAAAATTCGCATTGACAATTCATGGTGGAATATTAACAAGGTAATTGATTACGATGCCAACAATGATGCACCTACAAAAGTGGAGCTTATATCAATTGATTCTGATATTGATTTAGCACCATTCCAAACTGCTCCAGGTACACCAACCTCACCAATCACATCGGTCGATGCTGCATCAACGGCAATGACTATACGATCAATGTCATCCAATGCCAACATGAGTGGTGATGATGTACTAATCAGAGGAAATGGCAACATCATTGGAGATGGCTTGAGAGGACTTGTAATTGGTGACAACAACGTATTGAATAATGATGGAATAATAACTCCTAGAATCAACGGAATCGTGGTCAATTCATCAGCTTATGTTGCATTACTTACTCAAGTTTCAACCGATGCTCCAACGGTTAATGAGTTAGCCAATTCAATTGGTGCAATCACATGGACTCGAACATCAACAGGTTCATATCTTGGAACACCATTAACACCGTTTAATGTTGCAAACACATTTGTCACAATCGGTAATATATATGAGAGCATTATCACATCCGCATACATCAACACTGATGGCAATGTGGTGGTAACAACTTACCAGGTCGATGGACTTGAGTTGGTTGATAATGCATTAAATAATTCATCTTTAGAAATCCGCATATATGAGTAACGAGGTATCAATTGACTTAACGCTTAATGGAGTCGGCTCACTCAAATCACAATTAAAGCAATTAAAAGCTGCGATTGCTGAGGCAAGTGATCCCGCTCAAATGGATGCACTCGCAAAAAAAGCGGGAGAGATATCGGATAGGATAAAGGATGCGAATGACTCGGTAAATGTATTTGCTTCAGGATCTAAATTTGAGCAGATATCTTCATCATTTGGAGGTATCAAAGATTCAATTATGTCATTGGATTTTGAAGAAGCTGCTGGTAAGGCAAAGACCTTCCAAAAAGTAATGGGAGGAATTGGCAAGGCAGATATCAGCACAGCAATTAAAGGCATCACAAAGACAGTTACAACTCTTGGAAGTACATTCTTGAAATTGGGAGCTCAGATATTAATGAATCCAATTTTCCTATTGGTAGCGGTTATCACTGCAATTGTGGTAGCGGTTGTTTTATTCATGAAAAAGATTGGTGTACTTGACCAGGTACTTGCTGCGTTAATGGCTCCAATCAATGCCTTGATTCAAGGATTCAAAGATATGACCGATTGGTTAGGACTTACATCATTTGCTGCGGAGGATAATGCTGCGAAAATGGAGGAAGCTAATAAAAGAGTACAGGAATCTTCCAAGGAAAGAGAGTCAGCTCAGGCGAATATGTATGCCAATGAAATTGCATTAGCCAAGGCAAATGGACAAGACACATACAAGTTGGAAGTTCAGGCATCCATGTCTAAGAGTTTAGCAGCAAAGGAAAGATATACATCAGCAAAGAATGCATATGATGCTGAGTTAGCACTTGGAAAGAATGCAGATAAGGAAAAACTAAAGACATTAAAAAAACAAATTGCTGATGAAAGAACAGCCATTGCCAATGGTCGTGTTGAGCGTCAATTATTAGCAATCAATGATGCCAATGCAGATGCAGCAGCAGCAGCAGCAGCAGCACAAAAGGCAGCGGATAAGAGAAAAGAAAACGCAGCGAATCGATTATCAGCAGAAAGAACAATCATTGATAACCGAATCGCCTTGGTTGCTGATGAAAGCAAGAGAGAACTTCAGGAGATTCAAGAGAAATATCGTCGACAAATTGAGGATATTAAGAAGAATGAGAAGCTCACAAAAACAGAAAAAGAAACCCTCACAAAACAAAGTCAAGACCTACTTGCAAAAGCTGAACTAGATTTTCAAGCAAAGTTGACGAAAACTGCTGAGGATGCAGCAAAGGAAAGAGCGAAAAAACTTGCTGAAGATACCGAGAAAACAATTGCACTTGAGGATGCGAAATGGTTGAGATTGCAAGAGCTTACACTTAATGCAACTGAAGTTGAGAAATTAAAAGCTCAGCAAAAATTTGATGAGGAGGTCGCAGCTGCCGGAACAAATGGAGAGCTTATTAAGGCACTCACTACACAACTTCAAAAAGACCTCACCAAAATAGATGAGGATGCAGCAAAAGAGAAAGTAAAAATAGCGGAGGATGCAGAGAAAAAGAAACGTGAAGCACAACTTAAAACTGCCAATGATTCCCTCCAAATTGCTGAGGATGGAGTGAAATCAATTCAAGCAATTGGTGATATCGCATTCGCAGCTAAAATGAAGAATATCAAAAAAGGAAGTAAAGAGGAGGAAGCTCTTGCCAAGAAACAATTTAAGTTCAATAAGGCAATGCAATTGGCGGGAGCAATCGTGGATGCTGGTAAGGCAATAACTGCATCATTGGCAGCTGCACCATTGGTGATTGGAGTGGTACCAAATCCCGTTGGTATCGCAAATCTTGTAGCAACCGCAGCAACTTCAGCATCTAATATCGCGAAGATTGCAGCAACTCAATTCACATCAACTACTGCACCAGCATCTCCGGATACTTCAGGTGGTGGAAATGTTGGTGATTCAGTTCCGGTATCATCTCCGGCATTCACACCTGGTAATCTATTCGGTCAAGGGAATAATCAGAATAATGTTGGCTCAACTAATGCTAACAACATAACAGTAACCGCAGTTGTGAGTGAAACTGAAATCACATCGACTCAGAATAAAGTAGATAAAATTAAAAAATCAGCAGAATTATGATAAGTTATCAAGCATTAATCGATGAAATAATTGATTTCTATACCGCACATTTACAAGTTAAAAAGGTAGGTACTGATTTCAAGGAGCAATTGTTCAACTTCGCAACCAAGGATGAGAAATATCCACTTGTTTATATCGTACCGGTTGACGTGATTGCGGGTGATAACGTGAACTTATTCAACCTAGAGATATATTGCTTTGATATTATCCAAAAGGATCGTGCAAATATCACTACAATTCTATCCGATTGCCAACAAATCCTAAATGACTTGTATCTAAATTACACATTTTCGTTGATTGATACTGATTTTGATGTGGAAGGATTGCCTACCTTTACACCATTGAACAATGACCTATTGGATTACGCAGCAGGATGGTTGATGAACATTACATTTGTACTTCCATCATGGACTGATTGCCAAGTTCCTAAACAAATAGGCAATTAAACTTAATATATAAGTATGGGAGTTTATAAGAATAACGGAGAATTCAATGTCCTTTATCCAACCAGGAGGAAGGTTGCTAATGTATTAAAGAAAATAATCGTTGAGGAAGGACTTATTGACACACGTACCTTATATGATTCCATCCGTATCAATGCCAAGGTATCAACTGAAGGCAATCTCCGCATACAAATTGTCGCAGCATATTACTTTGGATTCCTAAACAATGGTACAATCAGTATTGCTCCATTTGATTTGGTTAGGAAATTCAACCGAAGATTAGAAGAGCAAGGATTGATATCAGAAATGTATGGGCAATACGTTTCAAAACTTGCTCAGAAGTTCCCTATCCTGGAGCTTGGCTCATTGCTTAGAAAAAAAGTAAAGGTCATTTATGATTTTGAGCCATTATTCGGTGAGTTTTGGGATGCACTTGATTACTAGATTTCCAACTCTTTTCGCATTGCAAGGAAGTTGAATATCAATACCAATTTGGTATCGGTAATCGCATCAAACTTTGATAGGTCACCATTACACATTGTCCATATCAACTGCTCCCATCCCCATTTGGAAGATTTCATTTCCTGTTCCTTTTCTTTTCGCTCTTCGGGATCATCAATTTCCTCATCATCATCAAATGATTCGGTCATTAGATTGGCATGACTGTCTAAAAATGATTGTCTAAATTGGAGGTACTCAGGTATCAATCCAAATACTGATGTGATGGGATAATCATCGAATAGATGTACTCGTTCACTTGATTTAAATATGTATGGCTCAGTGATAACATTCCCCCATTCATCAATGGATGTTTTCCGGTAGAGGATTGCACATATGTTTCTGAGATTCTTGATATAGTCATCAGTGACAAATCCTTCCAATGTGATGAATTCACCAAGAGTGATGTCAACAAATGGCTTGAGCTTAAATTCATTGAGCTGATGTTGGTATCTTTTGGATGGCTCTGAGTTCATCCATGTAAGTTCCTTGGTGATATCTTGGAGTTCATCCAACTCCATATCGTCAAAATGCTCAAGTGGAAGGTCAGAGAGGATGGAAAGCAATTCAGTATTGTACTGCAAAGTTCCATCCTCAATATTCAATGACCTTATCTCAATAAATTGCTCAATCGTTATTTGACTCCAATGCTTCGGCAGATTGAGTTTTTGCATGGCTTGAGATTTTTTCGGTAACGAATACCAGGTAAGGTACTGCGATTTCCGCTTTCAATTGTTTGAATAGTTTTGATTTGTGCTTCAAATGAGCTTCAGCGTAGTGCTCAGTGGATGTGAGGTCACTTCTTTTGAACATCAATGCCATCAAATCACTTATCCAATTGGATGATTTGTTATTCACTATCTTCTCAATTATCTTGGTATCCTTTACTGAGAGCTTCATCTGAGCTTCATATGTGTATCCTTCCAATTCAAATGACTCAACTGCATCTTTCACCTCATAATTGTTAGAGTTGAATTCCTTCACCTTCTCAATAAACTCGGATAGTTCAACATCATTCTCATCCCATTCAGATTCCTTCACGCCAAAGTATTCAAATAGCTTTACATATCTCTCGATATTGTCAAGTTCCTTGTTGTTGGTTATTTCAGTTACCTTCTCGAATTGTTCAATGGTCAATTCATCCATCTTGTTGGGGATTTCCCTCTCAAAAATTTTTATCATGTGTATCGATTTATGAACAAATTTACAATTTTTTTAATATATACATGACCAAAGATTTGCCAATTTACAAAATAACAATCGACCCGGAGTATTCTGATGGGGAGGATTTAGGTATTGAACAAATTGCATTCACCTCACAACCCGCAATAAAAGTCAAAGGAATGGCATTCAACCAAGCTCAACGCATGGTATTTGCTGATGACTTAAAGTATAGAATCACTGCACCCGCAATGATACCGATGGAGATATATCGTAAAGATGACCAAGAGGGAGAATACTATGTGCAGTTTACTGAGGAAACAATCGCAAAGATTCACGAGAAGTTCATGAGTGACCTTCGTAATCGTGACCTATTCAACCTGGAGCATGACACATCCAAGACAGTTCCGGCATATATCCTTGAAACGTGGGTGGTTGACAATCCAAAACAAGATAAGGCATTCAGTACATTCGGCATTGAAGTACCAAAAGGAACACTTATGGTGACTGCTCAGATAACTGATAAAGAGTATTATTCTGAATTGGTTGCCAATGACCAAGTTGGATTCTCAATCGAAGGATTCCTTGGATTAAAATTAAGTAATCAATTAAATAAATATAGCATGAAATTACCTGATGGAGAACATCTGATTGAAGGCAAAATCTATGTCGTAAAAGATGGAGAAGTTGTTGAGATTAAGGATGCACCTGTTGCTGACCAAGCAATGGAAGAAGTAGCACTTGAAGAAGTAGCACTTGAGGATACAGTTATTGAAGAAGAAGGTCCAGTTGTTGAGGATACCGTTGTTGATGAGCAGATGGCTATTGACCCGGCTACTGATTCAGAAGCAATCCTTGCAATCGTAACACCTTTACTTGATGAGCGTGACAAAGCAATCATCGCATTAATTGCCGATTTGAGAAATCAAATGGAGGAGTCATTGGCTGCTGAAACTGAAGCAGAAAATCAAATGGAAATGACTAAGGAAGTGAAGATGTCAACATTCGACAAATTCAAAGCGTTTAGATCTAGTAATAAATAACAATTAATAAATAAAAAACAAAATGAGAAATTTAAAATTCAACTTAGAAGTCGAAACTAATGCACTTCTTTGCCCAAACCCAGATGAGTTCTACTCTCGTGCGTATTTAACTGAAGATATCGCGGATAACTACCGCACTTTACCAGGTATCAAATCAGCAACTAAATTGGCAACTGTTACTTTTGGTAACTTATTGGCTGAAAGTTCATGTAACTTTACTGCACCAAACGACCAATTGGATGCAATCACAATCGACGTATGTGCTTTATCAGCAATGAGTCAAATTTGTCAATTCGA